CCGAGCTGTCGCGACCTGCGTTTGCCCGCGGAGGAGCTACCGGAGGCTTGGTGTTCTGACGTGGCGGGCCAACCTTGGGCGGCTTGGGCTTCTGCGGCTTGTTAGCGTCGGTCGCGCCTGGCTGCCCAGGCGGGGCTGCCTGTCCCGGTGGGGTCGGCTGCCCAGGAAGTTGCGGTGTCGGCGGCTTGCGCAGAGTAGCCATGTCCATCGGCGGCAAGTCGGTCTCCTGCCGAAGCTGAGCCTCCAGCTTGTCGTCAGGAGTGATCAGGCCCGCACCAACGAAGTTACGAACTGCAAAGCTCAACGTGCGAAGATCGTCCCACTCACCAATACGACGTGCCTTCAGCTGTGGGTACTTGCCCTGTCTGAAGTTTAGGTCGACAAGCTGAGGGATGACGAACTTGTTGATGATGCTTGCCACCGAATCAGCCATGTACCGCACTGACTTGTAGAACACGTCGACGATCTGGTCGCGCGTTCGTGGATCCGTCATGAACGGAGCGAGGATGTTCAGCTGCAGCTGCTGGTCGTGGTGCTCGATCGACTTGATCACGTCGACAGGATTGCCTCCGAGGACCGCGAACAAGATCTCCCAGTTCGGAGGGAGGATGATGTGCGCTCGGTCGTTCGTACGAAGGTTACGACCCATGTCCTCCGCGAGCTGCTTGTCTGCTGTCGTGAAGCCTGGAGGAAGCTTGATCACAGGAACGCCGATGCCGTGACGTTCCTTCTGGATCGCGTCGATCTTGTACAACGTGTCCTTGTAGTACCAGTGCTTGTACGCCGACCTGAGGATGCTCGTACCGCTGAGGTCGCCTGCTTCAGCCTCGAAGCTGAAGATCACCAGCTTGTTGATCGGGATGAACTGCCCGATTCTGGGAAGTGCTCCGTAGCCTGACAACGAGTCCTGAGCCGTTGTGGAATCGTAGATCGCTATGTTACCGTACGGCACGTACGGCTCCATCACGATTCCAGCCGGACCACCATTCGGATCGTAGATCCACTCCTGGATGTCGAGAGGGTGTCGCGGTGCTAGCTTCCGCAACATGGCCTTACCGCTCTTCGGGTCGATCATGTAGACCTTCTCGAAGACCATGTAGCCGTAGTCGAACATCAGGAGGATGTCGCCAAGCAGCTGGTTCCAGTCGACATTCAGCCGGTTGAACAGGTTGTCCTCGACAAACTTGGCGATGTTGGTATCGACCGCGCTCTCCGAAGCTGGAACCATGAACCAGTGAGCCGACTGGATAGGCGTCTTCACGAGGCGCAAGGTGCCTCGGACCGCTCCGTCGTTGCGCTTCATGTCGTAGTACTGACGGATGCCGATCTTGTCGCGGAGCTTCGGGTTCAACTCCTGTCGCGTCCACGCCGTCCACGGGCTCAGCGACGTGTAACCAAACTCCTGAATCGCCGTCCCGATGTCGATGTTCGGCAGGTTAGACAGCTGCACCGAACCGTGTTGCTTCTCAGCGACAATGATGTACGCGTCAGGTCCCGGCTGGGCGCCAACGAGCTCGTACTCTCGCAGTGCTTCCTCAAGGCGAATGCTGCGCCACTCGCTCAAGCCTTCAGTGCCCGTGTCCAGCGGGGCCATGTCTTCTACCTCCCACAGGGCGGCTTTGAATAAGTTGCGCCTAAAAAGTTTAGTTAAATGTTCACGTACCGCCTAAACCTAAATCGCAAGATCCGTGAAGGCAGATTGTGAAGATTAACGTGTAACTATGCTCAGGTCTGACGAGGAGAAGTACGAATCGTTGCTGCCGAACGCATTGGCTGCTGCGCTCTGCAGCTCGTCTGCAGTGTAAATCTCGCTCAGCTTGTGACCTGCGCCAAGCTTGAAGAGCATCATGAACGCGTAGCGGATCGCGTCGAGGGCGTGGTCGTCGTACTTCTGAGCATCTTCCCGTACATTGCGAAGAACACGTCCCGCTGCTGAAGGGGCACGGTAGTTGTTGAACTCCCGGATCGTGTTACGGCAGCTTGGATCGATGTAGAGCCACGGCTGCTCGATAGGAGTACCGTACTCGTCTGAGACACCCGTTTGCCGAAGCTGAAGGTACGACTTAACCAGCTCGACGCCTTCGCGCCATCCACTTTGTGCACTGTGCCGCCCCATGGATTGATCTGTAATCTTCGCCGTGCCAGACTTGGATCGTGGGTCTGCATAGCACGGCGCAAGCTTGGTAGAGACCGTCAGCACTGATTCAGGCGAAGCTGCGTCGCCGAATGCGAGGTCAATCTTGTAACCGTCTGGCTGTGGGCGATTCTTGAGGATGGCGATGTGCTCCTCAAGCATCTTGCCACCCTCGTAGTGCTCTCGCCAAACGTACACCTGCCCCCAGGGGCTGATCTGGAACTCGATGCACGCCAAGGGGTTCGTGAAGCCCCAGTCAAATGCCATGTAATTCGGCCAGTCTGGGCGGTACTTGTGCTGCTTGACGTGGATTACTTCCTGAAACTCGTCGTAGATCTTGCCTATGAAGGCGTTAAAGAGAGCTGCAATCTCCTGATCGAAGAACGCCGGGAGGACCGTTGCCTTGATGAGCGCGATCTCAGGATCATCCTTGCCAAGAGGATAGACGTATGGGTTATCCCAGCTAGGAAACTGCCAAGAAGCGTAGTCTCGATACACCTCGTCGGGCGACTGGCCCCATGCCCAGAGGTTGTATAGCCAGTTGAAACCCTCCGGTGTAGTAGGAAATGTCGCCCACCCTCGCTCATCAGCGAGGGCAGGTCGAATAAAACGCTCCCACGTGTCAGCACGGTGCTTTGCCGCCTCTGACATGATTGCCCCGTTGAGCTTCTCACCAACCAGGTTCTCTGGGTGGTCCGCACTTCGACACTCAACACGAGTTTGCCAGGGGAATTCAATGAACATCTCCCCGCTACGACGGGAATACGCCTTCTTGACGCGCTTGTCTCTGCCCAGCTTCTGCCCGATGATCAAGTCGTCCCAGATGACCCGGAACTCCTTCTCGGAGAGGTCGTAGGTAGGTCCGACGATCCAGAAGCGCTTCTTCGGCAGGAAGAGTTCGGAACCGAGGTCCCGTGCCGCCATGTGGCTCTTTCCGAACCGACGACCGCAGCACGGGACCCGGAAACGCTTTCCCGAAGCATGGAACAATGCCTGCTTCGGGTGCGGCTTGTACCCGACCAGGTCAAAGTAGTTCTGCTTCGACAGCGTCATCAGGCCGGCGGCTCAGCTGGAGGGGTGTCACCCTTTGGCGCGAACGGTCCCGTGTTCGGGATGGAGAACGTGAGGCCGGCCGCAGCCAGGCTCGTGACGATCAGCGTCTGCCACTCACCAGCCGTCATGCCATCGACACGGAACACGAAGAACAGCGGAACTGCCGTGCCCAGGAAGGCCATCATGGCCTTCAGGTGCCCGTTGATAAAATCTACGATCCCCTTCACGTTGCAACACCCTCCCACTATATAGAAGGAATGCAGTTAGCACCATTGCTACTGCGGTATGTACTTGACGACCGCCAGGTTCTCGTTCGGGTCGTCTCGCCGGTCAATGTTCGTGTAGATCTCAGTCGAGGGTGAGGAAAACCGTCCGACTCGGCACGTGATCAGGTTGCCAGCGCCGAGCGCGGTGATACGGGCAGTGCGTACTTTCTGGTACGCTGCATTGCCACCTACAGTCTTGGCCACAAAGACCAGGACGTGCCGGCCGATCTTTGGCTTCCACGTGCTCATCTGAGCTCCTCAACTGCTAGTACGCCTGGCTTCCAGACGAGCTCGGAGTACCCTTGCCGCCTGTGGAGCTCTTGATCGTGCCGCCGGCGATGCGCTGCCGCTTGCTGTTCACGGCGCTACGTGCCCGCTTCGTGCCGCCGCCACTGGCGCCGCTCGCGCCATCGGCCTGCATGTTGCTCTTGGTACCCTTGTTGCCGCTTGTCTTCTTGATCGGCGTCGCAGCCGACCGCTTCTTCCCTGGCATCGTCACCTTCTTCAAGTTCGGGTTGGCCTTCTTCGCTGCTGGTGATGCGCTACGGCTCGCAGCCGCAACCATTGCCTGCCCCTGCTTGAGAGGCACTCCCGCCTTCTTGGCGGCAGAGGCTGCAGCTGCTGCAAACCCCATGCCCTTTGCCACTCTCTTGCCTCCAGACATTATCCGGTCGGTGTGTACGCCACCGGATCCGGTTGGGTTGTAGACGCCCATCGCTACTCTACTCCCCTGCAGATGCTCGTATTGCCTTGAGCTCTTCCGTCTTGCGGTTCCGCCTCGTCCTAATGGGTGGCGGTGTCTCCTTACGCGGTGTCCTTGCTACTGCAGCCTCAACGCGCTGCTGCCTCGGCGTAACCGCCGGCTCCTCTTCAAACCGCTGAGCACGTGATCTGCCCATGGTGCTTTTCACCCTCACTGGTTTAACGGGTCAACGGTTAAAGTACACGTTCGTCTGGCCGTGTGCTGCTGTAGCCGGCTTGATCGGCCCGCCCGCGTCGAAGGTACCCCTCGGCCCACCAAGGATGTGTGGATCGTACACACCGATGCGGTTGTCTGCAGTCGGCAAAGCGCCTGCTGGGGTAGCCGCCCCCGTGTCGTCGAACGACACAGCTGCGACTGCGGAGTACCCGATGAACAGCTCGGAGCCACCGACCCTGCCGTAAATGCCGTAGCGAATGCCAGCCTCACCAGGCAGCGTGATCGTGCACTTGTTGGTAGTGCCCGCCGCAACCACTGTGGTACCAGCTGCCGAGGCCGCCGTCTCCGCCCCGTTCTGCACGCGGGTGATCTTGTAGCTGTACGTCGCCGCAGTCAGCGTACCACCCGCCCCCGAGTTCGCCACCGCAGGCGCGCTCGGAGTGCCACCCGGTATGTCACCCTGCCGCTTCAGCACGATGACCGCACGCGTGTTCCCTGACACATCTCGTAGAATCACCGACCGCTGTATCTTCGGTGGTATCCTATTCGGCATTTCTGCTCCTTGTCAACCGGGTGCTTGTCTCAGGCTCCCACAGGGCCGTAGTCGTCAGCGTGCGACCGGGTCGTTCTCGGCGAGCTTGGAGACGAGCGCCATGAGGAGGTCCTCACCAGCACCGCCACTGCTCCAGCTTCCACCGACAACGCCGTCGATGATGTACTGAGCAGCCTTCAGCCGAATGCTCTCGTTCGCAGCGTGTGTAGAAAGGAACGCCAGACTCTGTGCCGCCATGGGAGCAGCGTCCGTCAGGATCTCCCGCGCAAGCTCCATGTTGGTGCGGTCCGGCTTGAGCACTCGCTCCTGCTGCAAGTTGGCGATCGCCTCGTCTGGGATCCAGGAGAACTGGTCGTCAAATTCGCTAGCCATCAGGCCTCCTCAGTACCTATGCTCTTATGATCAAGCATGCAAGAGTGAAGGGCAACAATTCACTATATCTCAGTAACAATTCTCCTGAATTAAGTCGTATTAGCTCATATACCTTCGTATGAGACTAAATTCACGCTAGCTTAGGCTTAGAGAAACGTCTAACCTACCGTCTAACGCGCTTAGACTGTTATTAGACTCGATGAATGTGCTATCTACGCCGCTTTAGGTACAGAATCGTCTAACAAACGTCTAATTGAAAAACCACTGCTTACCCTTGAACACTGGCACTTTGAATTTTGCCTGCTTGCCATTCCAACGCCCGGGCAGGTAAAAGATCTTGAATCTATGATATAATATAGTTATCAGCCAGTTACAGTACACGGCTGATGCAGCGTCCATCAGCTACACGCGCGGACGTTCGTCCAACGGTAAACGATCCACGGGCTACGGCCCGACGGATGCTGTATCGGGGAGACGGGAAGGTGTAGCTACGGGTTCTTGATAACTAAACAGTGAGAGTGTTACGTCGACGGGTGGCGTTGTGAGCCCCGGAGGTAAGGGTAGGTAGACATAATCCGAACCTTACAGAAGGAGACCACAATGTCCGCTAAGATCAACATCGACGACGAGACCAAGGCCGCTTACCTCGAGCTCCTCGAGGGAGTGCTTACCGAGGACACGTACACCATTTACGGGCTTGCCAAGGTTGTTAACCTTGTGCTGGCAGCGAACGGAGCCGCTGCGATCCGCCCGCAGATGATGTACAACTACGCCCGCAACGGCTTGATCGTGAAGGGTGTGAAGATCTTCGGTGAGAACCTCCGGGACCTGACAAAGTCCGAGGTTGCCGAGTTCGTTATCCGGTACATCACGCGTGCAGGGTACGTCGTCAAGATCAGCGCGCCTGCAGCACAGGACGTCATTCCTGGGCTGGAGGACCTAACCGCCTAATTCACCAGTGAGGAGGTAGTACTGAGTTAGACTTACCTCCGGGGTTCACAAGGCCACCTGTCGAACACGATGTGATCGTCTTACATCGCCGGTGCCCGTAACGTCAACCGAAAGGAGCGAGGTTATGGACGCTAAGTGGACGAGGTACCTCGACGAGCAAGACTTGTGGAGGTTGCACAGTGAGACGTGCAACGATTGCACGGATCACCGAGACGAGGACGACATCTGGAGGATCGAGTTGACCGCGACGTGCCCAGTAGGGTGGGAAGCGATCGGTAAGATCCGCCAGATCGAGATCGAGTTGGGAATCGTACCTACTAACCGGTAAGTAACCCCCACGGGTACCGGCGGTGCAAGATGATCACATCGACAGATCCGAGTCGTGCTAAGACCGGCTGGGCCAACCTGAAAGGAGACGGATATGAATGGTTGGCGCGAGGTTAACCCACAAGACGAAGACCTGAATGAGGCCAGAAAGGCAATCCGGGACCTGATGCGTCACGTGCCTACGTGCGGCACCTGCCAAGCGTGGTCACAATATGACGCCGCGGTGTACACCCTGGCGTGCCTCGAAGGTTGGACGTTGTACCACATCGTGATCAACGGACAGTCCCCAGTCAAGTTCTAGTAGCGTAGGCTAACATCCAAGCCCAGCCGGTCCTAGGGTGACTCGGATCACCCCCGATGAAAGGAGGGTCCCATGGCTAGGGAGATCTACCAGGTTCACCCGTTCACGGTGCGCCCACTGCTACGGCGTCACGCGAAGCGTGATGTCCAGTTCCAGATGGAACGCCTTGAGCGAGAGGGCCAGATCGAGCCGGTGTGCGTCAAGCCACCGGTGATGGGCCAGTACGAGATGGATGTAGACCATCCTGACTACTTCTACTGGTCCCCCGAGATCGTGGAGGCCGCGGTACGGCTAGGTTGGGAGACCATCCTGGTGACGTACTAAAAGAGAGCCCCCGGTGAAAGCCGGGGGCTTTTCTTTTGCCCCCAAAGGGGTCCAAAATTCGGCGCAAACCTCGCTCCACGCCCCGCTCGGGCCATCGGATCTAAGGTGAAACGTCTTTATCCCCAAAGGGGGCCAAAAATAGGGCGGCGGGTCGCTCCACTCGGGCCTGGGCCATCGGGGCAGGGAGCGGTACGGCGGCGAAGGGGGTCCAGCGCCCGGGTCTG